TTTTTTTTTATATATAGGGGGGACCGAGGTACCCCTGCATAAGTGTTTAGGCGCGTTAGGTCCGTTACGCGTTACCTCGCTCTATCTTCACCAATCTCTGATAATTAATTTCCTTTTTTCTAGATCGTTGAACAAGACACAGTTCGGAAACCGTATCTTGTTCAAGAATCTATTTTCCTTGTATCATATCTATCAAACGATATATCCACAATTCAATCTTTGGTTCATCGTTCCTGTGCATGGGTTTAGTATAATGGCATCCATTTTTTGCCAGTATACCCGCTAGTTCATCGCGATTGATTTCAGGATTCTCTGCGAGAATATCCTTGCATTCGGTCATACGCGATACCTGTTGCCTTCCGAGCATCATTTTATAGGACATTATTTCTTTTCCTATCTTAGGGGTTATCGAATTTGGGCACGGTCACGCTCTAAAATCCGTGCCCTGTTCGAGAATCCCTAGATTCCCTTTGCGATGTTCAGGTACGTTCGGTCCTCACTGAGGATTTTCGGATACAGCTTAGTGAGGAACGAATCCAGAGTTCCACTCGACATTGCGGCGGCCATCTGATCTGCACAGTTTTCTTGTGCGTACATCATGGCGGCTGATGTCAGGTGTCGTGGCTTCTCGCGAAGATCATTATTGTTCTTCTCTTTGCCGATTCGCTCGTTGTCGGAGTTCATAAGATTCACGAAGTAAATCCAACCGAGAGAATGCGCCACAGTGCGAACATGATCTTCCGCTGTTACCGTAGTGCTCGTAATCGCTTTCTGATACGTGGCACTTGTTGGCATTTTCTGAAAAGTGTAATGAATTTCTTCCGGCTTGTAGTGGTTCATTACTTCTTCTCTTGAAGCCACAGCGGTAGTTTTGACTACTTCCGTAGTCCCGTTATCAGTGGTTTTTTGTTCCATGATAACTCCAATTATAAGGGGTTTACCTTGAAGATACTCTAGCAGTATCCGTTGTTCTTTACTTATCTACTACATTATAGGCTCAACTAGTCAGAAAGTCAACTACTTTGTTCGAGATACTTCGCAGTCTGAGATTCAACTCGCTGGCTTGTATCTCAATCGTTTACTACGTAAGTATAGCACATCGACCCTGAAAAGACAACCCTAACAAACGCCTATAATGTTATTTCATCTATTCCTATTATTCCGATTATCGTAGCCTTGTACCTAACAGAACCCTAACGTAGTGCCCATATCCTAACAAACACCTAACATTGTCCCTACTACCGTACAAATCCCTAACAAACGCTATATCCTAACAGAACCCTAACAAGACCCCCCACCCCGTCCCCCTCCTGCGTGTATATAGGACTCCCAGAAATATATGGGAAATTTTGATACTTTGACCGGCGTCACAATGTGATGGCTAATACGCTATATGGATGGCGCACCGGCGCAAGAAACCGCGTTTTCTATTTTCCCTAGTGAGAAAAATAATGAATAAGCTAAAGAGAATGCTGTCCCGGCATCATAGGATGGTGGACTTGATCCTGGCCGGATTAACGAATAAGGAAATTGCGGAACGGCTGAACTGTACGCCGCAGAATGTTTCTCTTGTACATAAGAGCCCCGTTGTGCAGGCGGAACTCGCAAGACGGCGAGAGAATATTGAAAAGAAAACGGATAGTAATCTTGGCGTCGCGATCCAGGACGCGGAAATGATTTTGCAGAAAAACGCGAAGGATGCCGCGCAGGTGCATGTCGATCTTCTTAAGAGCGAAGATGAGAGTGTTCAACAGAGGAGCGCGAATGCTATTCTGGATCGCGTGGGTATTCACGGAAGAGGTCAAGATAGCGGGGGCAAGACTATTGTTATAGAAACAGATCAGGTTAATCTTCTTCAGATTGCTATGCAGGAATCGAAGAAGGAAGTTATTGATATACAGCCCCCGGCCCCCGCGGATTTGACCTAGGTTAAACTATCTCTCCCCGCACAGCGGGAACAGCGATCTTAATATCAAGATTCTAGATAAGGAAAGAAAATGGCAAAAGGTAAAGTAAGTGCGCAAGAGAAGAAATGGCAAGCAGAAGACGACGCAAGAACTCTTATGGCGGCTGTAGAGATACAGACTAGTAAGCGCCGGATGAGTGCCGCGAAAAGAGAGTTAAATAATCAAGCGAAGGCTATTAAGAAAGCGGCTAGGATTTCTGCAGGAAGTCTTTCTAAGAAGCGGAAATAGTTTTTGTGCAGTTGGAACAGCGATCTCGTTATCAAGGATCTTGATAGAATGTTGACAGAGAAAATGAGCCCCGCGATGTTAGAAAGCCTCCGTGAGAGGGCGAAGGGGAATTTGTACTTCTTCGCGAAGGGCATTCTTGGGTACGATTTCCTGGACCCGATCGTGCACCGCCCCTTGTGCCGCGTTCTCGAACTCTATGACGGATACAACTCCTCGCTCGATTCCCCGAAAGAAGAGTACGAGGAGGCCCTAAGAGAGGTAATTCTACGACATTCTGCAGTACGCGGGGTTCCTATAACAGAACACGAGATCGAGGAAAGAATCGAGGAAGCTCTTACAAGAGGAATAAAGAAATGTAAATTCACACTCCCTCGTGGCTGGCTTAAGACAACGGTTTGTTCTATATCCTACCCCCTATGGCGCTCTATTAGGAATCCCGATGTTAGAGTCCTCCTCACGCAGAATACCTATACAAACGCTTGCTCAAAACTCGCATCAATTAAAGGTCAGGTGGAATCAAATGATCTGTTCCGAATCTTGTTCGCGGATCTCTTGCCCGGCGCAAGATCGAAGTGGAAAAGTGACTCGCTCTGTCTTACACGAAAAGGATCTTTCGCTGAATCTACGTTCGAAGCGGCAGGTGTCCGTACACAAGTTACCTCTCGACACTACGATCTCATCATCGAGGACGATACTGTTGCACCAGAGAGCGATGATCTCACCGCTGATGTAGCGTGCCCCTCTCCTGAGGAAATAGCGAAGGCAATTGGCTGGCATAAGCTAACGATACCTTTGCTCGTGGACCCCGGCAAGGGTCAGAATCTCGTGGTGGGAACACGATGGGCGGAATACGATATTCTTTCCTATATTGATGAAAAGGAGCCCTATTATTGGAGCGTCCAACGAGCCTCCCGTGAGAATTCCGATGGTACCGAGAATCCCAAGGGAACAATCTGCTATCCCAGTCGCTTCCCCGAGCATGTTCTAAAGAGTATAGAAACATCTCTTGGCCCCTATATGTTCGCGGCCCTCTATCGCAATAAACCCATGGCTGCGTCCGACATGACGTTTAAGCCGAGTTGGATAAAGTACTACGAAACCGAGCCACAATCCCTAATCGTATACACAACCGTTGACCTCGCTACTGATCCCTCTATCGCAAAAGGCTCTAAGCTAGACTACAATGTAGTTCTAACTACTGGAAAATGTCTCATAAGCGGGGACATCTATATCCTCGATATATGGCGCAAACATGCGAACCCCTCCGAGGTTATTAACGAGATCTTTCGACAAGTGCAAACCTACGGTTCTCTTAAGGTAGGTGTTGAGTCGGTCGCGTATCAATCCACGATGCTGTATTGGATTCGTGAGAAGCAGCAGGAGAAGAAATATTGGTTCGCTATTGATCCCATTACGCATGGGAAAAGAGCAAAGGGTTCTCGTATCCAGGGCCTCCAACCGTTATTCGCGGATGGAAGAGTTCTTCTACGAAAGCATCATGGTGTTCTCGTAAACGAACTCCTCTCGTTCCCGATGGGACAAAACGATGACGTAATAGACTGCTTATCTATGCAGCTCCGTTATTGGAATCTCACGAAGAGCGCTAAGGATATAAAGCAACAAAAGATAAAGGATGATCCTCTTTCCATCGACTTCGCTCTGGAGCAGATTCAGAATCGTGGAAAGAAGAAGGGATTCCCATATGATATCTCCCGAATAAACAGTCCCTCTACGGGGATACACAGAAGGAATTAAACAGATGAATTTAATTGATTTGATCGAGAACATATCCCCCTCTAGTGGGAACGAAGTAACGGCGGTCTCTACTACGGATGCAAACTGGACTAGTATAACACTGGACGATAATGCAGTATTCATAGATGTCTCTCTTTCAGGAGACAGCGCTCATATGGTTTGCAAGAGTGGAACTCCAACTGGAACAGACACGGGATGTATCTATCTCGCATCTATTCCCGTGAGGCTTCCTTGCAAAAGAGCTACTAAGCTTTGGATTCGTAGGTCCGGTAGTACAGATGTAACCGCCTATGTAACCGAATACATATCCACCTCCGCGACGTAAGAAAGGAAAAGAGAATGTCTGATGATTTCAATCCAGTAATAGGAACAAGAGAAGTACCTCACGTAACCGGAAATCGGCAAGATATGTCAGTGATTCCTACAAATGGGGCACACTGTGCTATTATCCTGCTCACAGCGAGCTCTAATAAGCCCGCGATCCGTGTAAAGCTTGAAGAGATAGAAGCTCTCTGCGATACATTTGAGTTAAAGAAATGGTCTGCTTCCTCTCTTCCTGGAAAAAGTGCGGAAGTAAAAGTATTGGCTCGTGTTAGCAAGTCGAAGGAAGTCGAAGGAATAACTAATGGCTGACAAATATGCAGTAGCAACAGCTAATTGGTCAAGTACAGATGCTTGGTCGCTATCTAGTGGCGGCCTTCCTGGTGCGGCTAAACCGCAAGCTGGAGAAAGCGTTATCTTTGATGCAAATTCAGGGAATATCACTGTCAGCCTTGACGAGAATACTGCAAGTCTTGGTGGCCTGAATATGACCGGATTTACTGGAACGCTCGATCTCTTAGGATACAATTGTGATAGTTCTGGAGATACGACTATTGATGGAACTTTCACAGGAACAGGAAATCTTCTTTGCGGCGGGTCATTGGAAATACTAAGCGGGGCATCTTTTGATATTGGTGTGACAACTATATTAAATGCGAGCACAGGTTCGCATATATTAACAAGTAATTCAAATACCCTTGGTGGACTAATAATAGATGATAGCGGCGGGGATGCAGTATTCACGTTTGCAGATGAAATAACTTGCGCGGCATTTACACATACGGATGGAATAACTACTCTTAGTGAGGACTTAAGTTGTTCTGGTTTCGCAATTGATGGCGGGACATTCGACGACGATGGAAACAATATATACGCCGCAGGCCCAATTACCAGAACAGGTGGGGTGTTTACATCGTCCGGCAGCCTGACGGTAACCGACAACACGACTATATCGGGTGCGAGTACGTCGTTCAACATCAATCATCTGATTATCGCCGCCGATAAGATACTCACGCCGTTGTCGAGTTTTTACGCTAAGAAAGTAACCCCGACCGGCAGCGTCGCAGAGACTAGTTATACGATCCTCATAACTGGCGCCTCGGCCGGTTGGTGGGGTTTGCAGGTCGGAACTGTCGCCAGCAACTTGCGGCTTAGGTTTCCGTCGGCTGGTACGGTGGTTCCCGGTAACGACATCCGACTGGAGAACAAAGGTTTTGAGATATCGGTGTCCGGTTCCAAGACGTTCGCGTGGGACGGGAACATCGACCTCGGCGGCGGTGAACTGTACATTAGAGACATCACGGCAGGCTCGCCCAATTACGCCGAGGTGAACATGGGAGCATACTCGCTGACTAATGCTTCTGTCAAGCTGGGCGATTCCGGCGCAACAAATCAAGGTTCGGGCAAGATTGGGTTCGGTACTGGAAGTCATTCTATCCTATCGCTTGCCAAGGGTTCCGCCGGTAATGGAGCGAACGAGATAAACTTTGGCTCGTCCGTGGTTGCCTGTTCTGGAATACTTAATGGGGATAACATAACCTGTACCGCGGATACTGCGATAGTAATAGGAGGAACTCTCTCGAACGTAGATCTTGATAGCGGTCTTCTCCTATACGCCGGATCAACGGACGATGGTTCTAACACCGGAGATATTCTCCCCTTCTCTGGTTCCCTTAATCTAAGCCCCTCGCTTGGGATGAATTAATAACACAAAACACACTAGGAAACTAAAGGAATGAGTTCATTGTCATCACAAGACAGAGAGTGGGTTAAAGCTATGATCAAGACCGCATCTGTGGAAATTCTCGAGCAGGTGCGTGTTGCGATAGATGAATCACAGGTCCATTGTCCTGTGGTTACTAAACTAAGGAATATCTCCATTGGAATAGGAATAGGGGTATTCATTGCGGGTGGCTCAGCGGGAGCTACTATCGTATCGTTGTTTACCTAAGAGGAGCATTATAATGACTTCCTTGTTTCATATTGATAAGATTAGTAAGATCTGTGCGTTTCTCCTAGGCGCTATGGCAATCGCGGCACTTGCGATTATTATTTCCAGTATCTTCCTCGGGTGTTCTTATTGGGAGGATATATCCGGCCACCGGAGAGAATTTTGGAAAAACAACCCCAATACACCCATTATCGCGGTCGATGAAGACAATGACGGTGCCCCCGATTATGATTCCCCGGATAAAGATCGAGACGGAGAGCCCGATAAAGATTCGAACGGTAAGCCCATCAAGTTACCAAATTCGGAAGAGAACTATCGAAGGTCTAAACTTGTTGACGAAGGTCTCTCTGAGATCTCTCTCTTAATCGCGGCCTTCGGTGTTCCTGGCTTTGGGCTCGTTAGTACCTATCTAAAGAAGAGAAAAATATTCACGCAACTAACCACGCTAATTAGTTCAATCGAACTCGCGAAAGAAGAGAATTCTACAGAAGGATATATCACACTATCGAAGAAAGCCCTCGATACTCTGCTTAAGGAAAAACCTGAACTCATTACGTTAATTGAGAAAATCCAGGCAGATATCGCGAAGAATAAATCCTAGGATAACAAATGCCCAAGAAAGAAAAAACAGCCCAAGAGTGGAGAGAGGCGATTGATAACGGGCTCCGCTATCGCCGCGAATATGGTATGGAAGATGCGTGGGCTTCTATCGAGGCTACGTTTTATAACGCGGATACAGATGCCAGAGAAGCGGCGGGGCCTAATATCATCGCCTCCACGGGTGATTCTTTCCTGAGCGCTTTATCCGTTTCCTATCCTTATCTTAATGTCAAGCCAAGGAGGCCTGAGTATATTAAGAACTCCCCCGTTCTGGAGAGTGTGGATAATTGGCTTCTTAAGGAGATCGAACTAGATGACGCCGTTGAGAGGGCCGTCACACATGCCTTCCTCTGGGGCGTTGGGATGCTTAAGATCGGTTATGATAGCGAATTCGGCTATGACCCCGAGAAGGATATCGGTGAGAACCAGCCCCTAGGTATGACCCTTACTCAGTTTGATAAGAAAGGGAACCTAATCGAGTCGGGAATAACTGATCCCGGAATGCCTTGGGTTATGCCAGTACTCCCGCACGATATCGTGGTCCCCTATGGGACTATCAAGATAAAAGACGCACCTTGGATTGCGCATAGATTCATTCGTCACATCGACGATATCAAGGCCGATCCTAAGTATTCAAACCATAGGGACCTCGTTCCTCAGATATCTACTGAGGACTATACTAAGAGCTATACCAAGACCCGCCAGTTGCATCGAATCGGAGAGAGTCGCGTTAGAACAAGTGGCTCCGGTAGCGCGGAATACGTAGAATGTTTCGAGATCCATAATCGAAGAAACAGAATGATCTACGTTATAGCAACTGGGCACGATAGGATAATTAGGAAATCCGTTAATCATCTACAACTAGACGGCCTTCCTTTTATTCCTATCGCATTCACTCCTAGGGCACGAACATTCTGGACCACCCCGGATGCTTACTATCTCCGTCAGCCCCAGTGTGAGATGGATGATATATCCCTCCAGGCTTCGAAACAAAGAAGAGCCAGTGTTCTTAAGTTTCTCTATGAAGAGGATACAATAGACGAGACTGAGCTTGATAAGATAACAAGCGGTGACGTGGGGATCGGAGCTAAGGTTAATGCAGGGAAGAGTATTGGAGATGCTATTCATTTCCTGCATAATGAGAACCAGTCCGCTCTCTATCAAGATGCGGAAGTTATTAGAAGGAATGCCCGAGAAGTAACCGGCCTATCTCGAAATCAAGCTGGAGAATTCCAGGGCGGAAGAACTACCGCGAAAGAAGTAGCGGTCGTAGATCGCGCGGCCCTCTCACGAATGGGTCGGAGACAGAAGATCCTCCGCACAACCTACGAAAAGACATTCAGGAAAATCAATCAAATAATCTTCCGCTACTGGACACAGGAGAGAGTTGCAGAATACGTGGGAGAAGAAGGCGCTAGTGAATGGCAGAATTACACCGGAAGTTCTCTCCGAGGAGAATATCAATATGAAGTAGTCTTTAGTGACGAGATCCTACCGACAGAATCTGCTGAGAAGAACGAGGCTCTGCAACTCTATATGAACCTCGCTCAAGATCCCTCGATAGATCCCCTCGCACTACGCGAATACCTCGCCGATTCTAACAACAACCCTGCATTCAAGAAACTATTTAAGCAAAATGCCAACGTACAAACACAAGTGCCTGGATTGCCAGGCGGAGCTGGAGATCTTTCTCTGGGTCAAGGACAGGGATAATTCTCAGAAATGCCCCTCATGTGGGGGCGCTACTGAGAGAATATTCCACGGCGGCTCTATGGTCGAAGTATGGAATCCCATAACTCTCGAGCATATTGCTCCCGAACCCATGACCTTTCATTCCAAGAAACAGCTCCAGAGATATTGCAAAGAACATAAGTTATCTAGTGGAGCACTCCTATGAGTAAAGAAGAAAAGAAACCTAAGCCGGAAAAGAGTATAGTTCTAAAGTTCTACCCCGAAACCGGTTGGGAGATCAACATGAAGGGCCTTATAACTCTCCATGATATCCATCGTCTCAATCGAATAATTAAGGTCGCCTACCGTAACCACAGGCATGAACAATTAGTACAAAATAAGCTAAAGGAATTGGAACATGAGAACGTTGTATGATGAAGAAGGTAACCCTGTTGAAATCGACGATACGTCTACTTCTAAGCTGGATACTATAATCGAGAAACTTAACGCGAGCGATGAGACTGCTAATCAGAAACTTGCTGAGATTCTGGCTGACCCGGATTATCAGAAGGTTCTGGAAGCGAAAGAGAAGGGTGGAGAGATTGTTATCTCGAAAGGGAAGAAAGATCCAGTTATTGAAGATGAGCCAGTTGATCTGGATGAACTTGATAACCGAGGTCTAGTTAGCCATATCGAGCAGAAACTTGTATCCACCCTTGAAAAGAAACTCGAAGAGAAGCTAACCCCCGTAAAGGGTTCTCTAGAAGACCTAAATAAAGTCGCGCAGACCGTACAACAGACCGCTACTCGAAAAGAAGCTGATCGTCTCAGAGGAAAATATTCCGACTTCGATAATTATAAAGACGATATCATAACTCTACATAATACACATCCCACACTTACATTGGAACAATTATATACACTCGCGTCTGCTGGGAAAGAGAAACCTATTCCCACCCAGGAATTGGGAACAGAGCGACCGGGTTCAACTGTTCACCGCGCTGCGCCTAAGAAACGAGATAAACCTCGTTCTCCGGGACGCAAAGGGATAAAAGAAATGATTCGCGAGGGAGCTTCTATTGGTGTAGATAAGGCTCTCGCGGATAACCCCGCGTAACAGGAATAGAAAAAGATGTCTTTGCCTACTCTTACACGCACGATTGATGACGCGTTCACGCATACTTGGTACGAGATTCGAGCCGAGGCTATTGATAATATCCTCGACGCCAATGTAGTGACCGCGGCTCTTCGTGCAAACGGATGTTTCACTCCCCAGACGGGCGGTGAATACATCACACGAACGATTCGTTACGGAGAGAAGTCCACTAAGAATGTGAAGAAGGGTGATACTCTTTCACACGGTGAGACTCAGTTGAAAACAATGGCGCGATGGGAGTGGAAGTACATCACTGCCCATATCCAGAGATCTCTTCAGGATGATCAGAAAAATCAGGGTAAGTTCAAGATTGCTTCTCTTGTAGAGGATCGTATCCAGGCTGCAAAGGAAGCAATGGACGATACGATTGAAACTACCCTAATGGCTCTACCGGACCAGACTGGAGGCGCTGCAGAAGATACTCGTATGAGGCTTGAGAGAGATCCGAATTCTCTCTACAACTTCATGCCGGGTGGAACTGCTCAGGGCGCGGCCCAAGATTTCGACGGTTCATCCTCCTACACCTTTGGAGAAATCGGTCTTGACAATGCTTGGTGGAGAGCTAAGTATAAGACCAAGAGCGGTGTCTCCGCTGTGACTCTTCTGGACGATATGAAGAATCACTATAATACAATCGGTGAGAATAAAGCCTATCCAAATCTCATCGTCACCAATCAAGCGATGTTCGAGGCCTATGAGAACTACGCTCTCGATATGTCCCAGATCGTGAAGGATAACGGAACGAAGCTCGCGGACCTTGGCTACGAGGTCCTGAAGTTTAAGGGCAAGGATATGGTATGGACCAGTAAGGTCACTACCAATCGCGTCCTGATGTTTAACACTGACTTCATTGAAGTCGTGTATGATCCTACGTACTGGTTCGATATGACGGAGTGGAAGTTTACTCAGCTCCAGCTTGAGCGTATTGCACATATTGTATCCGCAATACAGGTTATCTGTTCGCAGCCCCGTCGTCAGGGTTGGATCGGAACATACGCCTCTTAGAGGAAAGGAAAATAGATTATGTCAATTGATGATCCTAAAACTATTTTCGAAACCGCAATCACCGAGACTGTCGCTAGTGGCGGTGTAGATAAGGAACAGGTCGGGACAGTTCGTCACGGCCGAGATGGTAAGATCTACCGTTGGGTACAGAATACCCATAGCGCAGATCTTGCCGTTGGAGATGTTGTTTTCCATGATGGAGCAACGGATTCCACGAATATGTATAAATATGTAGAGGACGGCGCTACTGCAGCCCTGATGTTCATGGCGGGTGTCACGATTAGTGCAATTCCTTCTAATGGATTCGGTTGGATTCAGATAGATGGAATCACGAGTGCGTTTAACTTCCTCGGCGCGACTGCTGGTGGAACAGCTCTCGCGGTTGGTGATACTGTTATTGGCGTAAACGGTCAGACCTATACAACTAGGTCGGAACCTGCTGGAGATCCTCCAGTTTATTCCAAGTATATTGTTGCTCTCGAGACCGTGGCTACAGCAACTACCCCTGCTGCCGCCACTATCGCGGGCATGATTAAGTGTTTCTAATCTAGGAAAAGGAAAGAAAAATGCTGACAATAGGGATACCTCTCGTTGGAGATCTGCCGCAGGAATGCGTGACGGATCTAATAGTAGCCGCAGCCCAAGCAGGGAAGCTCTCGGAGAGAATCTCCGTGATCTGCCCACAGAACATATTCCCTCATGATCGGGCGCGAGAACTAATCATGACAGAAGCGCTTAAGATGGGAAGTGATTATCTGTGGTTTATTGATGCAGACACTAGACCGCCTGAAGGTGCATTGGAAAAAATGCTCGCTGTTTTACATGAGACGAAGTGTGCGATGGTTAGTGGTTACTATGTCCAGCGGGGGTATCCCTTTGTTAGTACATGGTCTAAGGTTCGAAAGGATAAGGTTCAGGATGGAATGGTTGTTATAGAGGAAACTGAGGTTGCGCCGAAGATAGATAGTTGTGGCCTCGGTTGTGCTCTTATTGGTCTCAAGTGGGTCCGAGAGAACTTAGTTCCTCCATACTTCCTGATGCACCCTGATCCTGATCTCCCCACGATGTTCCGTTGGGAAGATGCTTTTTTCTGTAATAAGATAAAAGAAGCCGGTGGTGCGATCTATGGTACAACCGAGGTATGTTGTATTCATATGGGCCGTAGGGGAGAACTTACTCCTGAAACCGCAGGACGCCTTCGTGAGCATATTGATCGAGGACAGAGAAATGGTTAGAGTCCTTATCTTTGCGGCGGGTGAAGGGCATAGGTGGAATAATTATATGGGCATTAGGAAACAAATGATCCAGATAGATGGAGAAAGTCTATTGGATAGAATGATTCGGCAGTGCCATGAGAGAGTGGATTGTGAGATCTTTATTAACGGTCCTCTTTCTCAACCTTGGTTCCAGCGCCCTAGAGCGGTTCTTAATCCTATAGAGATTCCCTCGAACGAGGATCATAGAGCACATACACTAGACAAATGTTTGAATTCTATTCATCAGTGGAATCAGGAAGATCGTACAGTATGCCTTCTTGGGGATGTTTATTACGAAGATTCCGCAATGGATCTTATTCTTAAAAGTCCCCATAGGACCTTTGTGCGTTACGGAAGATCCGAGGGTTCTCATAGAACCGGTAAATGCTGGGGTGAAGATTTCGCGTGTTCTTTCTATCCCGAGAACCATGAGAAGGTGAAGGAATATCTTGAGAGTTTTACAATCGAGAATTCCCATACCCCCTGGACTAGAGTTGTAGAAAAATTTCAAGAACAAGATAACCAGCCTCATCATTACGAACTAACGGGCCTAACGGATGATTTCGATCGTCCTTGTGAATATCATAAATGGCTCCAAATGCGGCAGCGTTATCGAACCGACCTCGAACAAACTGACATCAGGAGTATATAAAGATGGCAAGTGGAACTAATCTAACCGAGATTCACCCGCATCAAGCGAATGTTCTTTTCCAAAAATACCTGGGAACTAGATCTCGTAGAGGGAAAACTGGAACGTCCTTTACAGGAAAGCTGTTCACGAAAGCAGGAGAACCTCAGACAAATACTTCAGGAGATTCTCCAGGTGTGGCTCCCGCGTGGATCATTGACACGAGCGGCGAGAAGTTGTATTTCTGTAACACATGGACCGATGAGAACACTTTCAACATCGTAGCCGTTACCCCCTCTTAAGGAGTTCTAATAATGACCAGGGCTGAGATAACTGCAATGATCCAAGATCAGTTCGCTGGTCGTACTGATAAAGATACCACCCTTGGATTTGCGATCACGAATGCGCTTAAGGAGATCGGGAAGAGACATGATTTCCAAGAACTGAAGAACATCGAGACAGATGTTGACCTTCTTTCCCTTGAGGTAGATATCTCCGACGCTACCTGGGATGTCTCGGAACTTACTCTTACAAAGACCGCTGGATTTGCGGACTATACCTACGCTAGTGGTGATATGATCCTGATAACAGATGGAACGGATATCACCACTGGATGGGTAGAGATCGCTAGCAAGACGAATGATAATACAATTGTTCTCTCTAGTTCGATCGGCGTAGGAGATGAAACGGATGTAGACGCTTCTTGGATAGGGACTCCTCAATATGTTTCTCTACCGGATGCTACGCACAAAGTAATGGGCGCGGTTCTCATAGATGGATTATCTTCTTATAATCTAGAGATCCGGACAAAAGGTTATGTGGATAAAGTATATCCCGCGCCTGAGACCTGCCTCTCTACGAAACCCGAACTCGCGTATAGAATGGGATCGAAACTAAGGCTTGCTCCTTACACGGATACAAACTACAAGGTTCGATTGACTTCGATCGATTATCCCTCTCTTGCGGCCGGAGATAGTGCGGAGCCCACGATAGAGGGAATCGAGGATTGCCTAATCGCGCGGGTCCTAATGGATCTCTACGGTGGCGAGGAATTCGAAAGAACTGCAAGATATTGGGAGAATCGCTATGAGCGTGCTCTTCAGATTCTTATTCGAGATGATAAGAGAAAGCCTTCTACGGTTCATAAACTTGATACCGGTGGTTCTCTCGGTAAACCTAATGCGGTGAGTTCACTCTCTACCGTTCGCTTTGACCCCGGCGATGTGAGGAGGTTCTAGTATGGCCGATATCCTCCATCCTGTTCTTGAACTCTGGTCGGAACAAGAGGTAGAGAACGGGGAAGTTATTAACCGCGCATGGCAGGTTCGACAGGGAGTTACTCTCCAGAGCGCGGAACAAGAGAGAGGAGATATCGTTAGTGGAACAACTTACTACGAGATTCTCTCTAGTTCCATAACCCCGTTGAAGGGAATCTCTCAGAGAATTCTTAGAGTAAAGGGATTCCGGAGCGATCTCTGGAGCGATGTAGAAAGAACGGATACTTTCAGGGAACTCCTCAATAGTCGTAACGCGGAGATAACTAGAAACCGCGTTATCTATACCCGTAGATGGGAATGCGATGATACCGCTATCCAGGAAGATGAAAACGGATGGGGAGCTTCGACAGATAGCTCTAGCGTGGTATCTCAAGCTCTTAAGGTAATAACCTGGGAAAGCGGTTCGGTCTTTTATCCCGGAATGGTGGGACTTCCGTTAGATTATGCTTCCTCTACAGATGTTAAGGTAGAAAGCTACACCAGTCCTACTTCTATTACTGTAGATATCAGTCAGACTACCTCTAGTGAGGCTCTTACGTTCCGGGGTCAGTTACCTGCGGAAGTTGGTCAACCTTATGGAAACGGTCTCTGGTCGAATCGAATAGAACCTTCCTGTATTCGCGTTATAATTAATCCCGCGTTTACTATAAAGCGCTCTCTTATAACCGCACAATATAGTGCCCCGCGAAGGAGAACAGTATAATGGCTGTTGGAACAGGATGGTTTGAGATAGAAAGATCCTACGATAGGGGCGTTGCAGATGCGCAATACTGGACCGGGGTGCGAAGATATGTTGGACCTAAGAGTACTCTAGACGATAGCGTTACAGAACTAGATGGAGCTACTTGGTCTACTCCAGAAAGCGTTACTCTAATCCCTAGAAAACTCCGGATTTTTCAAAATGCTAGGGAAGGTGGTTATGCAGAAAATAGCGAATGCGCAGAGATCGAGGTTCAATATCGAAGTGCGTATAATCCAATAACTCACCCCGTCGGAACCGCTACTCTCGCAGTTTCTACAAGACCTCTCCAGTATAGACAGAAAGAGGATATCGCCGGTCTTGTTATAGAAGGTCCGCATAAGACAAAGAAGCGCCATTATTTCAAAGTCGTGAATGGATCTAATATACGATTCAAACACTTAACTGTTTTCCAAATACGGACTGCTTTTGATATCACAGAGCAGTTTCATAAGACAGGAAAGACATGGGCTACGTTCTCGGATCTTCTTGATAAGATTAATAACGCAGAAATGTCTAAACTCGGGATAGGAATAGGGCAGGCAAGGCTTATTAACGTAAGTATCCCGAAGTATTTTCTCTATAACTCTCCTATCACGCATGTTCCTACGAATTTTACCTTCTGGTATAGTTCAAAGCATTGGAATAAGTTATACGATGATGCGACTAATTTCGGAACCTGTAGATCGCAATTATTTTACAAGGGTCCGAAATCAGTCCCTGTTATAGATACAATGGATATGAGTAGTACTGAGTCTCTTACTTATATTCACAAAGATACCCTCGCTGCAGGAGCGAGTGAAGCTAACGCCAAGCTCGTGATAAGAGAAGATGAAGTAGAGGCTAAGATGGCCGCGGCTCAGAATAATGGCTATCGTGATCTATTCGATGAAGATGATGGAGACTTCGCGTCTCTTGACGCTAAACTCTGGTGGACTATAACAGTATGAGTGATATACTAAGAACAGTTAATCAGATTATTAGCGGTCTTAAGGATCTTGCCCACGATCCTGAACGCCTTGTTGAGAACTTTCAAGATTTCGTTTCCCAACTACCGGATGAGGTAACCTCGGAAGATACCTCGTATGATGATACCACACTAGAGAGGCCCCTTGAGGAAAGAGTCGCTGATCTTGAAGATACTGTAATGAGGCGACCTGAGGAACTTAGGATCAAGGATAGTGAGATTCCTAAAATGGAAGGGAACTATATTGAACCTACGCTTGTGGAATATGGTTATGTCAATAGCGCGATAAGTTCTTCTCTCGATCACATCGATATCCAGCCAAGTGATTTCAGCGGAAACGATGGAAACCTTGGTGTTATTGCTATCGCGACAGGAAGTGATGGGAAGGCGCACTCGGTAGAACTCGCGCAATACGATCAGGTAATGTTCCTGCGTCTTGAGCGTCCTGTGGTGACAAAAGATAGCACAACTACTGTCTATGGCATTCTCCTAGGAAGAACAGGGCAGGTAGAAGGAGAGCGTGATGTTTGGCAGCCCGGAGATATAAAAACACATGCAGGAAATACAGTACAAAGCGGATGGCTACTATGTGATGGGTCAGCAGTATCACGTACAACATATGCTAATCTTTTTTCTGCTATAGGAACGTTATGGGGCGTTGGTGATGGTTCAACAACCTTCAACTTGCCCGGCGATGGATTAGTCTGGCGAGGATATCAGTCAGGGCACGCAGACTATGGTACGGTAGGTAACACAGCGGGCGTTGAGACGCTCGATTTAGACCATACCCACGTTGCCTCATCTGTGTCACAAGTTGATGCTGGAACCGGAACATTTGTGTGGCAAAATTCAGCATCAAGTTTTCCCAACTGGAACGGGACTCGCAATCCGCCGACGATTGACCGCCCTGATAATGTTGGTGAAATTGACCCATATGAAGTAGATAACCGTGGGCCGTTCGGTGTGGTAAAATATTTAATTAAATATTAACTATTAACTGCCTGATGATTGCTCCCCAAAGGGCAGAAGAGCCGCTGCAAGATATCAATTTGGCGCCAAGACTGGCGTGCTACGCAGCCTGCTGATCGACGCCGGATTGAAAATGGAGTAACACATGAGTTTGATACCGGGAATGAGGATAACAACGAGTATATTATTCATAACTACGGTAACATCACAACTTTTCACACAATAGATGCAGATACCTATCATATTCTTGCAATAGATCAGCGCGGCCATGTTTCCAAGGTTTCC